CGGAAACAGTGACCATATCAGGATCAAGTGCTACTACTATCAACAGCTTCAAACGAGTGTTTAGAGCACGATTTACAAATGGTGGAAGTTTTAATCCAAACTCAGAACGCATACTAATCAAGTCAGGCAGCACAACTGTGGCAAAGATACTTGAAGACATTGGTCAAACAATGATGAGCATCTACACCATACCGGCAGGCAAGACAGGATACTTGATGCGACTTGATGTAACAGCACAGGGCACAGCAACAGGAAGTTTCAAACTCTATTGCCGAGATAATGGCGTAGGAAGTTTTAGAGTTAAACACACAGCAGAAGTAAATGGTGTGGGGGGTGCTTATCAGTTAACATATCCCCTTCCGCAACCGTTACTAGAAAAAACTGACGTTGATGCAAGAATGCACACTTTATCCAACAACGGTGGATACACTTGCACATTTGATATTATGTTAGTGGATAACGCATAGCAGTTGATATTTAAAAAATAAACTTATAAAATATTATAAATACGAAGAAGAATAAGTAATTAGGAAATACCATGGCCCCCGAGGACACGACATCAATAAGGCTCGATAGAATTGAGAGCAAGCTAGATACGTTAGCGGATGCTATGATTGCGTTAGCACGTACTGAAGAAAAGTTGGGGGCCTTGAAAGAAGATCATGATAGGGCCTTTGAAAGAATGAATAATCATTCTAGGAAGTTAGATGAGATAGAGCGTAAAGTTGATGAAAACGCTCATACAGTAAAAATTATTAATAAGTTATTCTGGGTCGCTATTGTTAGTGTCGCAGGCGCAATCGCAGCTCAACTTTGGATGTAAAGGAAAAAAAAATGAGCGAATGGATCAAAAAGTTGACTGCAAAATATGCTGAAGTCAACATTAACGAATCAAAAATTTTAATCCCGGAAGAGATTCCAACTGCAGAACGTAATGCCTATATGGGTGCAGCGGCTGCAGCACATAAAGCTGGTAAGACGCATTTTGACTTTAATGGTAAGAAGCACCCAGTGACTATGAAAAAAGATACAGCCACTGCTATCGCCGATCAAAAGGAAAGCAAAAAGGCTATGGGTGAAGAGGAAAAAGTGGTAATGAATCCTAAGAAAGACAAAAAAGGCAAAGAGTCTGAGACTATGGCTGCTGAAGCCAAAATCGACGAGATCTCTATGGATAAAGCAATTCGTACTTATGCAGCTCGCAAATCTCAAGCACAATCAGCGGCTCATCAGGGTTCAATGGATTATGCTAAAAAGCAAATGGCAAAAGCTCGTAAGACAAAAGCCTACATGGATAAACGTGAATCAGTAGAAGAAGACACTATGGCTACACCGGAAGGTCGTAAAAAAATCGCGGCTGGTGCAGTAGCACATCATAAAGCAATGGTGAAAAAATGGGGCGCAAATCACCCAGCAACAAAAGATGCTGCAAAGGCTGCAGAAGTGCATGTGAAAAAAGCTATGGAAAGCGTTATCGACGAGCTTGATAAAAAGACTCTAGGTTCTTATATTAAGAAAGCTGGGACTGATGCAGATGTTCAAAGAGCTAAAGCTCAACGTCATGCAGATGCTGGTGATATGGCTGATAAAGATAAAGATATGTATAAACATTATAGCAAGTCTCAGCGTGCTATGGATAAAGCTAAAAATCGTGTAAAGGGTATTAACAAAGCCGTAGATAAACTTACTGCCGAAAGTAAGCAAGCTTCTCTTGCGAAAAAGCTTGCTAAAGCTTCTGCCTCTTCTCAAAAAGGTAAGGATGCTGTGACTCTTCCTAAAGCTCCTTGGGATAAAAAAGAAGAAGTAAAACTTACAAGAGAAGAAAAGGCTCCGGTATATTCTAAGATCCTAGAAAATCGTTCAACACATTATAAAAAAGCTGCTAAGACTCAAGAATGGGACGACACGGAAAAGTCTAATAAAGGTGCTCAGGATATGAGATCTGATCATGCAGTAGACGATACCGGTAAAGTAAGCAACTACGATAAGCTAGGTCATGACGATGCTTCTAAAGCAAATAAGGCAGGACCAAATGCCAAGCCACGTTCAAATGATAATAAAGCAGGTGATAAGAAAATTATGAATCCTGTGGCCGGAGCGGTAACTAAAGAGTAGGAGAATATAATGGCCATTAAACCACCCAATTGGTGTAGAGGTGCAGTACCTGAACTTAACAGAGGTTGGGTTGATCCCGGTACAAATGAACTACTAGTTTCTTCTAGATTTACACAAGCCCAAGTCGATGACTTTTTTGGAATGCCTTCATTCCAAGATATCCAGGATATGAACCAAGAGGGTAAGATTCAAGCGGAGATGATTCGATTTGAAGCAGCTCTGGCAGCTGCAGCCGTGGTGGAAGAAGAAAATGATGACCTTATTGCAGATCTGAATGATGATGGTGTTATAGATAATCTAGAACAAATGACTAAAACAGAACTAGAGGCTCTTGGCAGAGAAAATGGTTTAGAGTTAGATCGTAGAAAATCTAAAGCGAAACTCATTGACACTTTGAAAGGGTTCCTAGGTTAATAAGGACCTTAAATGCAATTATTTGAAACTCTGGCCGATGATAATTTTTTATTATATGCGGCGCGAAATTATTATAAACCAAATGTAATAGATGCGGAAGAATTTTATGATGATCTGAAAAGATTTAAATATCTCAAAAGGTTATTTTACAGATACCAAAACGATAACCAGTTATCTGAGAGATTAATTCTAAACCACTTGATTGTTATATTTAACGTATTTGATATTGAGCCAAGTTTAAAGATGCTAGAGTTTCAAATAAAACCTGATTACTGGCCGGCCCTAAAGCCATTTTTGATATTCCTTCGTCATATTAGAAATGATCAATATACAGAGATCCCAATGGATAAGACTGTGGTAGAAAGGCTAAGAAAAATATAATGGGAATTTTTAAATCTACCGGTGACATAATCTATACCCTTAGATTTCTTAGGCTTCTTACAACGCCGTGGGAAAGGACTAAGGCATATGAATACGGTATTATAGACAAGAACGGTAAAAGACTAAAATCGTTTAACACGGATAGTATCCAGGATAGAGATGCGTATAACAATTATTATACGCCGTTTATTCGACTTGTGTTCAATGTTAAAAGGCTTATTAATAAATTACCTTTAGGTAAAAGCAGGATAGCTTCCTATGCTGCAGCATTATATCTATTAAAGGATAAGTACTCAGTCAATGAAGGTACTATCCTAAAGGGTCTAAAGGAATTTGGTATAGATTCACTAGACTTTCTAGAAGAGCAGACCGAGTGGTTTGTACTTGAAGACCAGAGGCTTTCCCCTGGTGTGTATAAAGTCATAAACGAAAAAATGTTGAATGATTCTTTAGAGGAAATGGTTAATGTTCGTGATAAGATTAGGGTTGCCGAAGACTGCTACCCTGTTGGGGAGATGTTTGGTATTAACATATATGAAGTTACCCATATTAGAACTAATAAATCAGTGTATATTTCTATTCCGGAGATTACTAGATGACGCCAAAATGGAAAAGAGCCGGACCAGATGGGGAACTGGAAATAAAGTTTCCTACGGGTAGACGTTTTAAAGTAGAAAAGCAATATGATTCGAATATTCGCCATAGAGGTGAGTGGAAAGTAATGGAATGGGATACTCGTTCTAAAGACTGGGAATGGAGCGATACATATAGTCCTAAAGCATATGCCAAAGAAATGGCTATGAAACTAGGTCAATATAAAAATGGTAAAAAGGTTGCCGACTATTCAAAAACATTTAAGTTTGAATCTGTAGATGAAGAAGTCACTACTACAGCTGATGCTGGTATACCCCATGACACTAGGGATATGGGCCCTAGGTTACCAAAGCATATCCTTCGTCGACGTCTAGGTATTCCGATAAATATGACTGACCGCAGACGAAAGAAGAATCGTCCGCCTGTTTTATTAAAAAGGTTTAGTAGGTACGATGGCTAAATTATACTTAATTCTTATTGTTGTAGGCTTATTATCCGGTGTTGGGTATAGCGGATATCAGTACTATCTTTGGTCCGAAGCTACTATAAGTACTCTTAGAGAAAACAATGTTAAACTAAAGTCAGCAGCAGAGACCTTACAAAATACCGTAGAGAAAATGGCAGCTGACGCCGAAAAGAACGAACAATTAAATAAAGACCTTACCAAAAGGTTGCAGCAATCGCAAGAGCACCTAGACAAATTAAGAGGTGTATTTGCCAGGATCGATTTGACTATGGAGGCATTAACAAATGCACAAGGACTTGAAGACAGAGTTAACAATGCCGTTAACAAACTTATTGGACGTATCGAGAGTGAAACTACTCCTCCTTCTGACGACTCCGCTACTACTGATGGGGTGTCTGGGGAGAACACCGGAAGCGGAAGTAGTAGTAACAACTAAATACCAGGAACAGAACATTCCTATTCAGGAACGTCCTAAGGCTGTGCAATTTCCACCGGTCGATTGGTTTGTAATTACAGAAGAAAATCTAGAAGAAAAGATTGCTGAGATTAATTCCAAGACAGGAAACGTAGTCGTATTTGCTATTACTCCTAAAGGATATGAAAACTTAGCTCTTGGTATAGCAGAGCTTCGTCGGTATGTAAAAGACCAACAAGCAATCATAGCTTACTACGAAGAAGCGATTACACCTGCAGAACCGATGGGTGATTCATCTTCCTCCAATAATCAATAGATTAATTATATCAGAAAATATATTTCTGTAAACCCCCTATTTTAGGGGTTTCCTAAACGACAATAATCATATATAATGTACCTAATTCAATTACAACTGCCGTATATTGTTATGGCCAGAAAAGGATTTATCGATGCTCAAACTTATTCCTAATAATACGGATAAAAATACTAGAAAGTTAATGTCGGAAACAAAATTTTATGAGGGATATAGTAGATGGAGTGATGATAAAGGTCGCTACGAAACATGGGAAGAATCCGTAGCTCGTGTTATGGAAATGCACCGTGAATATTATGCGGATAAGATGACTCCAGAATTAGAACAGTACATTGACCAGGCAGAGTCTCTATACAAGCTGCAGTACGCGCTAGGCGCGCAGAGAGCGCTGCAATTTGGCGGAGAGCAGTTACGTAAGCACCAGATGAGAATGTATAACTGTACGAGCTCCTACGCGGACCGTGCGGCCTTTTTCGGAGAGCTTTTTTATATTTTATTGTGTGGTGCAGGTGCGGGGTTCAGTGTACAAGATCATCACGTTGCAAAACTCCCTGACGTTTCAGAGCGTAAGAAACAAGCTAAAGGTTACGTAATTGAAGATTCTATTGAAGGCTGGGCGGATTCACTTTCAGTCCTTATGTCGTCTTTTTTTGTCGGCGGTGGAACGCATCCTGACTTCGAAGGTCGTAAGGTTTACTTTGATCTGCAAAATGTCCGTCCGAAAGGTTCAAAGATCTCTGGCGGATTTAAAGCACCAGGCCCAGAACCACTTCGTCGTGCGCTGGATAAAATTGAGCACATGCTACAAGGTATCGTCTTAACTGGCCGGAATAGATTAAAGCCTATTGAAGTATATGATATTGCGATGCATGCTGCGGATGCAGTACTAGCCGGCGGCGTTCGTCGATCGGCAACTATATGTTTATTTTCATCAAATGATGAGGAGATGGTAAATGCTAAGACCGGAAATTGGTTTGTGGATAACCCTCAGCGTGGTCGTTCTAACAACAGTGCTGTTATTGTACGAGACGAGATCACTAAAGAAGACTTTAAGAAAATTATGGGATCAATCAAAGAGTTTGGAGAGCCGGGATTCTACTTTGTAGAAGACAAAGACTTTACTACGAACCCCTGTGTTGAGATTGGAATGTATCCCCAGATTGACGGAGAATCTGGCTGGCAAGGATGTAACCTTACAGAAATCAACGGCGGCAAGTGCACGACAAAAGAAGAATTCTTTAAAGCATGCCGAGCAGCCTCAATCATGGGAACACTCCAAGCTGGGTACACGGACTTTAAATACCTTAGCAAAACTTCCAAATTAATCTTTGATCGGGAAGCTCTCTTAGGTGTATCTGTTACTGGTTGGATGAATAATCCGGATGTACTCTTAGATGCCGACATTCAAAAACAAGGTGCGGAGATCGTGAAACAGTTAAATAAAGAAGTAGCCGATCTTATTGGTATTAACCAAGCTGCTCGTACTACATGTGTTAAACCGTCGGGTAACGCCTCAGTGCTGCTTCAGACTGCTAGTGGTATTCATTCTGAGCATTCTCCTCAGTATCTACGCCACGTTCAATTAAATAAAGAATCAGAGGTTGCACAATTAATCGCTACCTCGAATCCATATATGGTCGAAGAATCAGTATGGTCTGCATCCAATACAGATTACTGTGTGGCCTTTCCTGTTATCTCGCCTGAAGGATCTTTCTATAAAGAAGATCTCTATGGTACAAAGCTATTGGAAAAGGTTAAGTTGGTTCAGCAGAACTGGGTAGAAGCCGGAACAAATCCTGATCGTTGTGCAGATGATCGCATCCGCCATAACGTTTCAAATACGGTAACTGTACAACCTCACATGTGGGGACAAGTAGAAGATTACGTATATGACAACAGACATTCGTTTGCTGGTATCTCTTTCTTAGCTGGTATGGGTGATAAAGACTTTGCACAAGCGCCACTAACAGAAGTTATGACTGAAGAACAAATCGTCGATAAATACGGTAAAGCAGCTCTCTTTGCTTCCGGTCTTATTGTGGATACACGTAAATCTGGTTTCAGAGATCTATGGGAGGCTTGTTCGGTTGCTCAAATGGATGAACAATATCGTGGAGAGGTTTCTGATATTAATAAAGAATGGCTTCGTCGTTTTAATAAGTTTGCTGATAACTATTTCATGGGAGATCCCAAGCAAACTGAATATTGCTTGAAAGACGTATTCTTATTACACAAATGGACTAAGATCCAACAGAACTTTACTCCAGTAGATTTTGTGACCCAGCTGAGTGAAAAAAGATTCACTGATATCGATACGATGGGCGCAACAGCATGTCAAGGTGGTGCCTGTGAAATCGCATTCTAAGGTAAGATATGATAGAAACAAAATACTGGTACGAGTGTGACGTTTGCGATAACTCCGGGGAGCTAATACCCTCGGAGGATGTCGTAGAAAAACCGGAGTTCTGCCCTATGTGCGGCTCTCCCATAAGCTTTGAAGAAATTGATGAATAATGTGGTATTATCAAGGCGAAGAATATAAGCCTACTGAAGAAGACCTTCAAGAGTGGAAGGGGTTTGTCTATATCATTACTGACAAATCCGCTAATAAAAAATACGTAGGAAAGAAATTATTTTGGTCACGTAAGACCCTTCCACCCTTAAAAGGCAAAAAGCTAAAAAGAAGAAAGATTGTTGAATCCGATTGGCTTAAATACTACGGGTCTAGTGAGCTTGTCAAGAAGCTACTAGTCGAACAGGGGGAAAATAATTTCTATAGAGAAATATTATACCTCTGTAAATCAAAGGGAGAAATGGGTTACCTCGAAGCAAAGGAACAGTTCGACCGAAATGTATTACTGGATGATGAATATTATAATGGTATTATTAATTGTAGAATCCATAGATCGCATATACAAAGTTTAAAACGGTAGCGCAAACATTTTTCGGTCGCGCTACCGTTTTATTACATTTAGGGGGTTTACAAACTCTGGTCAATACCTTATATTAGTA